TAACATCACTAAAAAGCCTGTCCACGCCCTTAAACTCTCTGCATACACCCTCATAAAGTTTTTCTGCTTTTCTGCTGTCTATGACATAGCCATAGTCGCTACAAAAATTAGCAAAATCGTTTGGGTCGTACTTAGTTAAGCAAGTTAAAACGTCGTATGCTGTGGGAGTATTATTGCCGTAATCGCTGTTAGCTATGCTCTGCCCAAATTTAAAACTAAATTGCTCCCCCTTGCGCCTTAGTGTAATCCTATAAATATCCCTAGTTTCCTTGTCGCCGTCAAAATAGACGTCATTTTTAAGGTATTCAACCTTGAAATCTGTACCTGTACTTTTAAGAAAATCAGTTCCTTGTTTTTGATAATTCATAATTTACCCCTTGCCAGTTATAGCTTGGCATAGCTTTATTTAGTTTATAAATTCAAAATAACCATGACGTTTCATAAATCGGTCAAACCTTTGGCATAGTAGTTTAAATTCCTTGTTATATGTTTTTGTGTAATAGCCAAAAAGTGATAAATCTTGCAGTTCTTGTTTATACTTTGTTAGTTTATCGTAGCAGTTACAAGAATAACTACAATCTGCAACACTACCTTCAAGATAATTGACCCTATTTATTGCTATGTTTATATCAACGTATAAGTATCTCATACTAACACCCCCCATACTTCTATTTTTAGACTTCTATATACTGTTGACAACGCTCCGCCATTTGCTATTGCATCCACTGTAATATTTGCATGTTTTGCATTGGGATAGTAAGTTTTAAGCATACGCCAAAGCAACTCATATTCATAATCAATGGTTTCACTTTCTACTTTGTAAAGCCCGTTTTTATCTTTTAATGTTGTCTTAATATAATAATTCATACTAACACCCCCCTATTACTGATAATAATGATAACTTAGGATTGACATTAGTAATAATGTCTCTTGCATTTTCTACAAACTCTGTGATTGTCAACTTCATACCATTTAGCTTAAACAAGTCATTGTCTAACCTATAAGCATAGTAACCCCTGTCCTCTAATGCTTCACACAAACATTTAAAACTTCTTTTTCCCATGATTTTGTTCCTCCGTGCCTTTTTTTAACTTACAAGCCCTATTATACACGGTTTTAAAAGAAATGCAACCTTTATTTTAATTATTTTTTATTTTATTTTTATGTTTAATTTAACTTGCACTAGCAAAGCGTAGCATATATTGTATGGTAATGGCATATGACAAGATATTCGCAAGTCCCAATGACATGAATAAAAAGATTTCCGCATATTTACGTCACTGTGACAAAAAGAATAAAATCCCTACAGCGTCGGGCTTTGCAATCTATTCAAAATGCTATAAAGACGTGATTAAATCGTACGAGCGGAACTATCCAGAATATGCCGAACCAATCGCAAGATTAAGAACGCACTGTCAGGAAGCCTTGATAACTGGCGGATTGACAAATAAACTAAATAACGCCATGGCATTGTTTCTATTAAAAGCAAATTATGGCATGATAGAGAAACAGTACATACAAAGTGAGAATGTCAATGTTGAAGCCGAGATAAAGCTAGATGATGCTTCTGTTGATAAAATCCGCAACGAGATTGAGCAGTTGAGAATAGAAAAGTTCGGAAAGCAACCAAACCCCAATAACAAAGGTAAACTAAACTAATAAGGGTATAATATGCCATTAAACAGTAGTATTATAATTGCCCCCAAACCCACCCTATTCAGAAGTCTTGACTATATCAAAAACATAGATAATACTATTGGATATTAAACAACTACTCTATGAACACTACTAAGTACAATAACAAATGGCTTCATACTAATTGTCTAAAGTGTAATAAGGACATAGCATACAAAAGAGGTACAAAGGTGCCAATATACTGTAGTCCTGCGTGTAGAGCTAAGGACAGGAAGAGAATCAACATACTGAACAGGAAGGAAGCACGGTTAAACGCTAAGGCAGAGAGAGAGTTACTCAAGGCAAATAAGCCCGCAAAGGTGCATAAGACCGTTATCCGTCAAGATAAGGCTAAAATACAAGTACCTGATAATAAACAAGTTAATGCTAATCCTACGCCCTATGAAACACCCAATGCTACGTGTGAGATTGCCTATACTGATATTAAAGCAGGTGTACCAATAGACATTAAGGGGGGTACCCCGCATCCAGATAGTGATAGTAAGAGAGTATCCATCATAGAAAAATTTTCAGGTTCTAAAGGCAAGGTTGATGTTTCGGAAAAAATTTCCGTATCTGGCAAGAGGGCTGATATTTTGGACAAGTTATCTATTGTGGGTAAAGAGGAGAGAAAGAGTAGGTTGGTTAAGTACTTCAAGAACGGGATAATTGCTGACTGGTATTTGAGACCTGACCAGTTGAGGTTGTATAGGATGTTAAGGGATGGCAAGAGGTGTTTAAGCAACACTCACAGGAGATGGGGTAAGAGCACGACTACGTTTGTATATATCTTTGAGAGGTGTATAAGGGAGAAGATTATTGTAAGGGCAGGTGGTATCACTCAGAAGTCATTTCGTGAGATATTCATAACTTTATTGGAGCACATATACGGTGACTGTATGGAGTTAGCTCCAAGGTATTTGAGTAGGGATGACTGCTGGTTATTTGAGAGTGGCAGCAGGATATATTTATTTGGTGTAAAGGACAAGGATGAGAGTGCTAAAGCGAGGGGTAATGAAGCGGACATAATATACTGTGATGAGTATGGGTTTTGGAAGTACAGACCGAGATATACGTTAACTCATGTTTTGGGCCCTCAGTTGGACACGACTAATGGCCAGATGATAATCACGAGTACGATACCTCCAGACTTAACTCATGACTTCATAACTCAGATTGCGAGTGCTAGTGCTGGGAATTATTATTTCTACCAGGACATACACATGAGTTTGGAGGAGGGGATAGTTAGTGATGAGCAACACGAGCGGATATTGGAGAGGTGTGGTGGTGTGATGAGTGATGCTTATCGGATTGAGTATGAGTTAAGGGATGATGGTGCAAAGGACAGGTTAGTAATTCCCGAGGCGTGTACTCTCCGTGTTGGTACGATTGAGAGACCACCAAGTTTTGATAGTTACGTTTGTTTTGATTTAGGGTTAGTGGACAATACTGCGGTATTATTTGGGTACCTAGATTTCACAAAGGGTAATTTAGTAATTGAGCGGGAGTACTTCGAGCACTATAAGAGTACGGAAGATATTGTAAAGGAATGCAAGAGGATTGAGAGGGAGTTGGGTTACGACAAGCCGAAGAGAATTGGTGATAACGAGATGCAGCAGTTATTCGATATGGGCAGGAGTTACGGATACACTGTAATGCCAGTCAGTAAGAGAAAGAAGGAGAGTAACAAGGGGTATAGAGACTCGGTGATAAATCAGTTGAGGGTGGGGTTGAGTAAGATACTGATAAACGAAGAGATGTGCCCTAACCTTGTCCAGCAGTTACGGTTTGGTATTTGGAATGTAAACAGGACTGATTTCGAAAGGACTGAGACAATGGGACACTTAGATGCGTTAATGGCGATGTGTTATTTCTTTGATAACGTAAACTGGCGTAAGAACCCATACAAGATTGGAGAGATGGACGAAGAGGGTCGCAGGATACTACCAAGTACTCACGAGATTGTTAAATCAGTAAATGGTAAGAAGGGCTTGAGGGATATATTATAACCCATGATTAACCCATCAAAATACACACTAAACACACCTATTACACATCAATGAAAATAACTATTGACAATAGAACATACTAGAGTATAATACATAGTATTACTTCGCAAAGTCTATTCGTTAGAAGAGACTACACTTTACTACTTGGGGGTTATTTCTATAGCCCCCTATTTTTTTATCTTGACAATTTAATTATATTATAAGATAGTATCAGAACATTTCCACTATCTTGTGGATATACTTGCGAAGTAAAAGCAGTAGACAAGTGTAGGTTTTTTATAACGACCTTTTTCCTTAAAAATCAAAGGCGACAGCGAGGGCAATCATATCCTCGGCGAGAGTACAGACCGTAAAAGGTGTTGAGCCAATAAGCGGGATGTTAAAATGTGTAAAAGGAGTTAAGGTGAAACAAAAGGGTAACAGCTCACAAATCCGACCACGGTTAGCTAAACAAATGATTACGGGTAGGCTAACACATTCCTTAACTAACTTTACTACAGAACCTAGTATGAAAGGTGTAAAAGGCTACTACGACTGTTTATTTGTTTGTTGTCGTTACGAAGGCTAGATAGGTAGTTAAGAGAAACACTAAGTAAGAACTAAGTATTAACTTCGGGAGTGATTAGGAGCAACCTTCTAAAAGAATACCCGTCTGTCTAAAATCTCAAATAATCTAAAATATTAAAATAGTCCTTGCTACTGTAAAGTTAAATCAAGACAATGCCATAAGGGGTGATTATGGGTTATCTTTTCAATGAGAAAGACAAACAGCAATTAACTCAGAAACTCATGGAGAAAGTCACCAAGTTTCAGGAATACACTACAAGTAGTGGTATTGCTAATGGCTGGCAAAAGAACAAAGACTTCTATGAGAACAGGTTTTTTTCTGAGGACTCTGAGGACTTAGATATTCTAAACACAGGTGAACAGGGCGAAATCCTAGCTTGTGCATTAGGACATTTTCGAAACATAGCAAGACACATGTTGAACCCAATAGTTAGCATCCCTGTATCATACACGGTAAGTGCAACTAACGATTCAGTAGAGTCCAGAAGGTCAACACAGATATTCAGACAGATTTTAGATTACTACGAAAAGGTCAAGAGATACGGCAGGATTTTAAATCAAGTCACAGAGTACGGTGTAATCTACGGGGCTGGTTTTTACGTCAAGGAATGGAACCCAGAGATGGGTAAGGAAGTAGTTGACGAAGATGGTCGGTACAAAAAAGAAGGCGACTTCGATGATGAGGCTCTATCAACCTGGGATGTATTCTATGACTATACCAGAAAGGGAAAACAGGACTGGTATATATTCCGTAGAAGAAAGAACAAATACGATGTTGCGAGTTCGTTCAGTGGTGAGAAGAAAGACAAAATCTTAGCATTAGATTCGTTCTCAAACGACCCATACTATACATCTGATTTCGATACAGATACTGATGATATTTGGGTGTATTCAGCATACCATAGAGATACTCCTGCTGTTAAAGGCGGGAAGTACGTTTTATTCTGTGGTGGTAATGGTAGTGCAGTTCATCTTTATGATTCGGTCAATATTCATGGTGAGAGCCTACCAGTATTTCCGTTAATGCCTGGTAAATATTTAGAGACAGGCATGGGATATACCGATGTTAATTTACTTCGTGCTCCACAGATGGTTGTAAACGATGCGATGAGTTCACTATATACTAATATGCAAAACGGTCTGAACGATGTCTGGTGTCCAAGTGGCGACCAAGTTGAAATCGAAACATTACAAAGTGGTCGAAACTTATGGACGAGTACGACAAAACCAGAGGTTGTAGATTTAATGGGTGACTTATCGTCGCTGACTAACGCAATATCATTTATGACACACCAGATGGAAACACTATCTGCTCAGAACGCAGTTATCCGTGGTGACGCAAGTGCCGCACCTAACTTAAAAAGTGGCGTAGCTTTGCAGACAGTTGTTGCTATGGGACAGCAGTTTTCTTTTGGACTACAAGCTGCTCGTAACGATACGTTTGAAGATATAACAATGTTCATGTTGGATACGTTGCGTAAGTTTGCAGATACTAAGAGGCTGATAGACATCCTTGGACCTAACAGTGTCACTGACGTAATGGAGTTTACAAATCAGGATTTAACAGGTGTATCTAGGGTCATGGTTAATCAAGTAAATCCTATACTAAACACACCTGCTGGTAGAATTGAAACAGCGAGTGAATATATGAAATTAAACCCTAAAGAATTTACTTACGGGGATTTCATGGAGGTTGCCAATACTGGTAATCTTGAAAGTGCAGTGAAGAGTACAATGGCTATGAACGATTACATAGCTCAGATTAAACAGTCATTGATGAACGGCGAGGCTGTAACACCTATTGCAGGTACGAATCATGTTGAGACAATTAAAGAAGTACAGAGTTTGTTATTAAATATTAAATTCTCAATGGACGAGAAGAACATAGACAAGGTCAAAAACATTACAAAGTTCATTAGTGATGCGATGGACATAATGAGAAAGGGGGATGAAGTAGCGAACTTAATCTATGGTGGACAGCTACCGACACAGCAAATGCCACCAGGACAAAACCAAGGCCAACCAGAGCCACAAGGAGTTAAAAAATGAGTGAAGAAACAACAGTAATTGAGGGAACAGAAGAAGTAGTAACAGAACCAGTAGAGACGGAAGAAGTAGTAGTAGATGGAGCGACAGAGAGTGACGAGAGTTTAATTGCAAGTTTTACGTCACTGGTAGGTGGACTACCTGAAGGTTCAGAAGTTATAATGGAAGACGGAAAGCCATCGTTATCAATGAAGATAAATGGTGTACCCACAACTAGAAATTTAGAAGAGATTGTAAGGACGTATTCTAAAGACACCGCAGCCGACATGAAGCTAGATGGTGTTAAGGCTCAGGAGAAGAAGTTAAAAGACCTAGAGGAGAAGACCAAGATATTCGTAGATGATATTCTTGCTGACCCTAGGAAGTACAATGAGTATCGTAGACTTGCAGGAATACCAGAGAGTGCAGATGCGGAGTATGCTCAGGAATTACTAGAGAAGGCAGTTGCAAGAAGTGAAATGACCGAAGAGCAGCTGGAGTTAGAAAACCTAAGAAGCGAAAAGGCTAAGTGGGAAGCGAATCAAAAGAAAGAAGCAGAGCTAAAGACTACTACTGAATATAACGCAGAGGTATCACGATTACAGGAGAAATATTCAACAGATATAATCACAGCTCTAAAAGAAAAGGGTTATACAGAAGGAAGCGAGCAGACCAGATTAGATATAATGCAAAATGCTTTATATTATATGATGGTCGCAAAGCATAACGACATTGACGTAACGCCAGACCAGGCGGTAAGTCATGCCGAGAAGGATTTAAAGGAATATGTTTACACAATGTTCGGTAAGATGTCTGACGACCAAATCAGAAAAGTCGTACCTGAAAATGTTGCAAAGGCAGTAAGGGTGGGTTCAGATGAGACAGCAGGGCTAGAAGCTATACCAACTTCAAACAGTCTAAAGCCGTCCACAGAATCTCAACCTGAAAAGAAGAAGAAAGAAGAAGGATTGAACGAGTTTTTTAAAAATTTATAAGGAGGACATGAAATGGCTGAAAATACTCTAACAACCGCCAGTGGCATTTTTAAAGATGTTTATGGCGATTTGAAAGACAAGACACCCGATGGTAGATACCTTTGTAAGGACATCCCATCAGGAAAGGGAACATCAACAGGTGGAGACTATAAAGTCCCACAGACACTAACAAGTGAGCAGGGCTACACGAAGGCTCCGCCTAATTCAACAGCTTATGCGCTAGAAAGTCCTAGTGCTGGTGCGATAAAGTATGCAACATACCAACCGTATCAGTTTTCACTAAGGGTTGCTTACTCAACAGAAGCTATCGAAAGGTCAAGTGAAGGTAAGGAAGTATTCGTAGCTCTTACTAAGAAACAGACAAAGAACGCTATGAAAACAGCTTATGCTCAGATGGAGCAGGACATTCTTTGGGGTCAGTCAACAGGTGGTATAGGTATAACAGGTGTTATAGCTACTACTACTGCTACAATAACAACTGAAACTTACGCTCCAGGTCTATGGTGGGGAGCTGAAGGCAGAAAGGATTATTTCTATAGTGCAGCAGGAGTTCTAAGAGGAACAGCTATAGTTACAGATTACGCAATAGAAGCAAGGACTGTTACTTATGACATCGACCTTACGACTATTGGTTGTGTTGCTGGAGACATAATCTATAACTCAGGAAGCGCTAATCAGATGATAGGTATGGACGTTATGTTCAGAAACACAACTGGTACAATATTTGGTATAAACTCTACAACTTATAACTTGTGGAGACCAGGTGCAGCTTATGATGTCGCTGGAGCATTAAGTTTTAATAAACTTTTCGCAGCCGTAACACAGGGTTATAACCGTGGACTAGGTGATGATACTAGCGAATTTGACGTAATTATAAACCCTAGAGCTTGGAACAACTTAAACCAGGACGCAGCAGCAATCAGAACTACTGATTATTCTTATAAAGAGAATAGCTTCGAGAATGGACATGAAGTTCTAAAGTTTTTCACCAATGCTGGTACAGCTAGGATAATTGCTCATAAAATGATGAAGGAAGGACAGGGTTTTATTATGCCTAGAGTTTCCGAATCATTTGAGAAACTAGGTGCAGTAACTGTTCCTAAGTTTGGCCTAAAGAAAGGCGGAGAATATCTAAGACAGATGGAGAACAACGAAGGTTACGAAAGTAGAATTTACTGGAACGCTGCGATTGCAACTGACTATATGAGTCAGCTTGTATTGATGACAGGTATAGTAAATAGCTAAATAAATGTGGCGGGGGTGCAAGCTCCCGCCCTTTTTGGAGGATAATAATGTCATTAGCTGTAACTGTCCGAGGTGTAGCTTATACAGTCCCAGAGGACCAAGACGAGGATTATGGCGTATATAGTACGCAGTTTTTAAATGCTATTGCATCTTATGTAAATGTATCAATGTTTATAGAGACAGGTCGTATTGCACGAGTTGATAGAGGTACATCCAATGCTGCTGTTAACCAGACTATCTTATATGGTAGTGATGGTGACGGTACAGACGGAGACGCAAGCGCAGGATTCAGGTCGTCTAACGGCCAGCTACAATACAAGGAAAGTGGTGGTAACTGGGGTGATTTCGAAACTGTCACAAACGCCAATACAGCACTTAGTAATCTTTTAACTGTAGCAATAAACACATCGTTAATAAGTGATACAGACAATACCGACGACCTTGGCAGTGATGCTATAGAGTGGAAGGATGTTTGGGCACACGAGATTAAACATAACGATGTAGCTGACCCAGATTTAACAATAAGCACCACAGGAAATGATGGTGATATATATATTACCCCTAACGGGACGGGGCGAGTAATACTTGATGCCCTGATTGAAATTGAGAACGGGGTTATTGAACAAACTACTGGTAATTTAGAAATCACAGTCACTGGAGCAGGAGATGATTTAACTCTTGACTCAGATACTGGTGATGTAATTTTAAATGCTGGTACTGATAGTTATACAATAGACAAGGCTGGCAATACGCTAGACATAGTTGGTAGTGCCGAGATACAGGACTATACGGTAGTTGGCGCAGTGGGCGATGCTTTACAGCAATACGCCTCACACGATTTAATATTAACTGACTTTGATACCGCTGCCAGGATAATCGCAGTTTATAATCTTGCTGACAACGTGGATTTAAGTGCCAACACAAATGACTTAAGTGATGGCGATGTTTACGCAGCAGCTACGGGGATAATGGGTGTTGCTACAACAGCCTATGTGCCAGTAGGAGCAGGTGAGCATCTACAAGCTGACGCAACGGCAGGGTGGACAGGTAACGGTGATTTAAACGTAAGTATCGGTGGGTGGTTTAATAGTGCGGTATCCGCAGGTTATATAGCTGTTGGTACAAACGCAGCAGCACAGAAGGTTCAGATATATTTAGATGCTAATGGTTATGCCGTTTTTGATGTAGCCAATATCACTGGTTTAAGTTCTAGTTATGTCGCTGGAGCTGCATGGAACCATTTAGCGTTGGTATATAATCAGGCAACCTCAATGGCATATTGTTATGTAAATTTTAAATGCGAAAATCAATTCATAGCTACGACCAATTTAGACCTACAAGCCAATAAGAGTATATGGGTAGGGTGTATAGCTGATGGAACATTAGAATTGGCAGCTACAGAAGCTGACGAATGTTTTGTTTACGAGGCTGTATTAACTGATTTAGAATTGCGGAGAATAGGAGCTACAAGTATCGCTCTACCAACAGTTCTACAGAGTGTTGACTGCTCAATAGACGCATTTATGAAACCATCGGTTGCAGGTGCAGTAAGCCAGGTCTGGTGTGACGAGGTACAACGAGACGCTACAAGAGTTTTAATATCAGGTGGTACTAGACGTTCAACCGACTATTACAAACTTTTGGGGAGATTATAAATGCAGAAAAGAAACTTAGTTCAACAAATTTTACAAGCCGCATCTTATACTACAACAAACGCCTATGCTAATGTAACAGGGTATTCTATAACTGTTTTAGAGGACGGTATTTATGATATAAACTGTTCTTGTAATACATACCAAAACACAGACGGTGACACAACTTTGACAAGAATGGCTAAAGGTGGAAATATTTTAGGTGGGATAAATAGCGAAAGTTTTTTAGCTGGTGGTACAGGTACTGTAGGTGTTCGTCATGTTATTTTTGCTGTCCCATTAAAGGCTGCTGATATTATCACGCTACAAGCCATGTATAATGGTGGTACTGCTACAGAAATAAGGGCTGAGGGTCTTGGACATTTTCAAATTATAAAACGAGGTGTTTAATATGTTAGCATCAATAATAAAAGATACAGACAAAATACAAGGTTTTCATAGTGATGATTATTCTTTTGGTAATTCTGAACACCCTGATAAACTGGTAACAATTAAAAGTTTTGCTGATGGTATAGATATAGAAACTTTAACCGTATTACACAAAAGCGGTGCGTATAACTATACATTAGATGCACAAGGTATAGTTCAGCAGACAGATATAACAAAAGAACCAGAATATAAAAAGTATCAGGTTGAAAAGTTAGTCGCAAAGAAGATGATAGATATAGCGTTAGACGCTGTAGCAGAAGAAAATCCAGATTTAGCTTTTACTGCTATAAATATGAAGGAGGAATAACATGGAAGATAAATTATTTGAAATCGTAAGAGAGTATGGACAGAACACAAAGGTATGCACTGCTAAATTAAGAGAAGAATTTAACATACCAGAACCAAAGGAAGAAGTTAAAGAAGAAGTAAAGATTGAAATAGTTGAACCAGTAAAAAAAGTGGTTACTATTAAAAAAGAAGTTAAAAAGGTCATAAAGAAAAAGGGAGGTAGGTAATGGGAAACTCATACGCAATAGATGGTAAGACTTTTCATGGAGAGACACAGGCTAGAACTGACATTGTTGAAGCAACAACAGCAGAGGGTAATCTTGTAACATGGGATATTTCAACAGCAACCGCAGCATACGCTCTTACAATAAGAGAGTACGACGCTACAAGGTATTCACAATACCGTGTAGAGAAGAACATGCAACCTACGATAATCATAAAATGCTCTGTTGATACATCAGGTTTTAATGTAACTGTTCAATCAAGTGATGGTGCAGCTGGAACAACTACACACTATACATTTGCAGCGGACTATTCTGTAACACCAAGGTATATAGCACTTCGTTTAACTGAAGGTGCTGATGGTACATTAATTTGGGAACTAGCATAAAAAGGGGGACTTGTGGATAAAAAAACTGAGATTAAAGCTATAGAGGGACTATTAAGTTACCTTAACAAGAATTATCGTGTACCACAATTAAAAGGTCAGTCACCGTGGGCTAAGAAGGAAGAGACTAAATCAGATAAATTAGATAAGGCCGTGGCTAAAGAGAACAAAAACAATAAGGGTTATGAACTAGACGCATCAGAATACTGCGGGATAGTTGATAAGAACGACCCTAATTGCACAACAGCGGAGACAGGCCCGGTGATAAAATCTATGTCAAGAGCGGGTAGAAATAAAAAGAGGAATAATTAGTGTATAATACAACTACTCTAGTAGATGCTATTAAACGTAATACTTTAATGCCATCCAGTACACGGAAATTCACCGATACTGATATTCTAGCAATACTAAACGAGCAGATACAATGGTTAGCTCAGACTGAGTTAATAGTTGCAAATGAAGAGTACTTTACTGACCAGCACTCAATAACATTGGTTGCCAGTCAAGACCAGTACCACTTACCTGAAAAGGCTTCTGCTTGGGTTATTGATAGGATATATTTTGTCGATACTTCTGGTAACGAAACAAGACTATACAGAAGAACTAGGGCGAATGAATCTGTTACGGGTACAAGTAACAGTCCAGAGGGTTTTTACCTAGAGGGTGCAAATTTTATAGTATATCCTGATATGGGGACAGCTCCAACAGGTACGATAAAGATTTACTATTCTAGGATTATAAATCTTCTGAGAGAAGTTGCTAGTTGTGGTTTGATAACAGCAGTTGCTACTCTTGGAACGGATTATGTTTTAAGTTGTGATGTTGCACCATTAGGTCTACCAACTAACAACACTGATATAATAAACGGCAAGAACCCTTACGAGATAATCCAATCTGATGTAGCAAATACTGTAGCTGGTACTGATGTAACGGTAGCAATAGCTGGATTTGATAGAGCACCAGTAGCTGGTGATTGGGTTGCACAGACTGGATATTCTCCAGTACCGCATTTCCCATCGGAATTTCATCCATTGTTGGTACAAGCTGGAGTTGTTAAACTTCTAGCTGCTTCTGGAGATGCTCAGAACTACCAGACTGCAACACAGGAACTAAGTGCTATGCTAACAACAATGCGTAGGGTTACAGAGAATAGAAGTAAAGGTTCTCCAAAGAAAATAGTACCAAGGTCTTATATACTAAATCTACAACGAAGATGAGGGTAAGATGGCTGAACACAGGGTGTTTAATGAAAAGATAGGCAGAATGGTTAATGGTAATCCTATTACATTACCAATAGGCACAGCTATAGTATGTAAGAATTGGGAGACTGCCAGAGACAATGTTTACAGAATCCCTCGTGGTAGAGATACATACGTTGATTTAACTACGTTACCTGATTTCAATATTAACACAATACTAGATTACGGCGATTTGCCAATACTGCATTTTTCTAATAATACATTATATAGAGATACTGGAGCAGGTGGGATATTTGCACAGATAGTTGATGTATCAGCAGGTGTTGATTTCAATGCTCCTGATGCTAATTTTAGAATTGAAGACACTCAATTCGCATCAAACTGGTATATAACAACATCAGCAGGTATACAGAAATTAGACGCTGTAGCAGGTGCAGCCAGATACGCAGGTATACAGAAGGCATTAGGTTTTGATTTAAGAATAATAGATGACATAAATTGGCTAACAAACTTATACACAGTTGCATATCGTATTGTATGGAGTTACGAGGATGCTAACGAGAATCTTATAACTGGTGCTCCAAGTGAAAGGATAGAGGTTACAAATAATGCAGGTGCGGATAGGGCTGTAGAACTAAAGATACAGATACCAACTGAAACTACAGTTAATTATAAATATGGACTATACAGGTCAACAATGGTGAATGGAACGCCACCAGAGGACTTGCAGTTAGTATATGAAGACAACCCAACAGCAGCGGAAGTTGTTGCAGGGATGTTGACAGTTAATGATATTCTACCTGAAGGATTTAGGGGTGCTAGTTTATATACAAACATCACACAGGAAGGGATATTACAGCAAAACGACAGACCTCCATTAGCGACGACAATGGGCAAATATAAAGAGTATATGATTTACGGTAATGTCGAAGGACTAGAAAGACTATATACGAATTTAATAAGTGTTACAAATATAACAGGTGGTACTAGCACTTTAACAGTAAGTAACGCTACGACAACTATTGTATTAGGATTCTTTGATGAGAAGACTGCTACAGTTGGTAATGTTGCTAACAATGGTGCAGGGCTATGTAGGGTGACTACAACGGCAGCACATGGGTTGATTACTGGTGACTATACTACAGTAATTGATGTTACTGGTACAGTAGAAGCTAACGGTGGATGGATTGTAACAAGAATTGACGACCTTAATGTTGACTTACAGGCATCTGCTTATGTAAACGCCCATACAGGTGGTGGTACACTAAGTAATATTCTAAATCGTGGATACGGTATAGCTAGTAGTGCAGATAACGGTGCAGGGTTAGTAAGGTACACAACTACAGCCACACACGGTCTAACAACTGCTGATTATGTACTGATATACGATGATACTGGTACTACGGCAGCTAACGGTGTACATGCAGTATTAGCCACACCAGCGGCAACTACATTTGATATAAACGTAGCGTTTGTTGGTAACAGTACTGCAACTGCTAATTTCTACGAAGATATAGGTGTAACACCAAGAGCTATAAGAAACACAAGCGGTACAGATGCACAGAACATAGACAGAACAGCAAGGTCTATTGTTAGAACATTAAACCTAGCATCAGGGAATACTATAATAGATGTATTCTATACCAGTGGTGCAACTGACCCGTCGGGAAAGATGGAGTTAGTATCCAAGGCATTAGGTGATGCAGTTTTTTATCTAATAGTTGACAGCGTTGCAACTGGTAGTTGCTTTAGCCCTGTAATTCCAATAGCAGGTACAGACTATAGTTCAACAAACAGCGACTTACAAAACGCAATAATGTGGTCTAAACAAGGACAAGCCGAGGCGGTACCTACGGTTAATTTCAAAGCTGTTGGTAATAAGGGTGACCCTATCCTAAAAGTAATAGGATTAAGAGACAGTGTTTTTATTATTAAACAAGAAGATGGAATATACAGAATGACTGGTGAGACCCCAAGTGATTGGGTTGTTACAGAGTTCGACGGTACGCTAGAGTGTACACAGCGTAACTCTATACAGAAGGGTGAGAACGCTATATTTATGATGACTAACCTTGGGTATGTACAGATAAGTGACGCAGGTATTGAGATTATAGGACGTGATAATGAGTTCAAAGATTTACAGCCATCGTTAAATGCAAATTACGAAGAAGACGGGGCAGCATGGTTTTACGAATCTGACAAGACCTACTACTGTTCTACACATAACACAACTGCATCTACTGACAATGACATAGTACATACATTTAATACATACACTAGAAGTTGGAGTGACAGAGAACATGGTATCTATACTAATGATACTAACATCCGTGATGGTAGAGTCATAGACAACTTACTATACACAGCCCCATTAACAGGTAAGGAGCTATTAAAAGAAAGAAAAGCCTTTGCTGTAACTGACCATGCTACACCAGATATTGATGTTATAATATCAGCTATTGATGTAGCTACCAATACAGTTACGCTGGCCGTTGCTATAGATGTCCCTATTGAGAGTAATTTAATACAGGGTGCCTATACTAAAACAATAATTGAAAAATCAAGTGGTACTGAATGGGTGTTATCTAATGTAAATAACCTAACTGCTGCTGCGGCTATTATCCGTCCAGGTATAGTCAGTACATTAAAATACCAACAGATACATTGTGGGTCCCCAGAATACGGTAAGCAGTTCAGGAAGTTCCAGGTGTTTTTCGATAATGACGAGACTAATATTAAGAACATGATAGCCAAGACATACACAGACTTGGACACTACAGCTAGAGAAGTCCTGTTTAATGATTTGGACTTAGAATATTGGGGCAAGAAATGGGGTGTTATCTGGGGCAGTAAGAGAGTAAAAGACAAATGGTTATTCTTAGCTGACGGAGAACATCACAGAGGTAGTGTAATCTACCTAGAATTAACACACAGGGTTCCACAAGAACAGTGTGCTATTACAGGTATAAGCGTACTTTACGAGAACTTAACAGAGAGGCCAACGGATTGAAGATTAAAGGTATTAAAAGATTGGGTAAGGAAGAGTATCCTAAAGAAGTTCAGGGATGGATTGAGATACTTCTTACACCGCTGAATGAAGCGTTAGACTCTATGATAACTGCTATGCGTGGTAAGTTGTCTAGGTCTGATAATTTCTTATCTACTGTCAGGGAGTTTGAATTTACACACGACACATACCTGCTTGATATTAAACATAATTTAACAAAGCTCAGTGGGCTTAATATTATGAAACCACCAGATACCAGCGATGATGATTATATGATAATATCTTATCATTGGTACACGGTTGATAACGAGAATATCGCTATGAAAGTTTTATTCACTGGTGGTGCTGGATTTGTTGGTAAAGTAAAGTTTGAACTAATAGGAGAATAATTATGGCTTACATCATGAGAGATAACCCTTACGGATACGGTAGTGGCGGTGGAATGATTGGAGGAGGACAGGGACTAGGCGGTGCCACACCTGCTAG